CAGAGACTGTAATTAACTTGGTATCACCAAATATTACAATCTCTGGCAGCGCTGGTGGTACCCCAGTCTCAGCAACATACCCACTCTCAACTGGAGCAAACGGAACGACTGTGGCATCAACAGACTACACAGCGTACAAAGGTAGTTCATCTTCAGTATTTGAAGACTTCACATCACTTGACCGTCCACTCGTGTTCTTCCTTCCAGCAGTTCAGACTCTTAGTTCAGGACAAGTTGCTGTGTATGATGCAGCATCATCATGGGCAACCTCAAACAACGGTTTCATTATTGTAGAAACTGCAGCAGGAAAGACAGTAGCAGAAGCACTCTCATTTGCAACATCTCTTACCGATGTAAGTAATGCTGCTGTCTACTACCCATACCTCTACATCTCTGACCCACTAGGTCGTGGTGCTGGTGCGCTTCGTAAGATTGGCCCATCAGGTTCTGTTGCTGGCTTATATCTTTCAACAGATGCAACCCGTGGAGTATTCAAATCTCCAGCAGGTATTGGAAGCACAATTCAAGGAGTTGTTGCTGTAGAAAAGACCTTTACATCAACAGAACTAGACTCAATGAATTCAAGCACTGCTCCAGTTAACCCAATTCGTCAGATTCCTGGCGCTGGGTTGGCTGTCATGGGTGCCCGTACACTGATGCAAGACGGTACAGCAAACAAGTATGTCAACATGCGTCGTTCGCTTATCTACATCCGCAAGAACCTTAAGAACCTCACAGAGTTTGCAATCTTTGAAAACAATGATGAGCGTCTATGGGCGCAATTGCGTAATAACATTACCGTGTTCCTTAACGAATACCGTAACCAAGGCGGACTCCGTGGCGCTACACCTGCAGCAGCATTCTATGTAAAGTGCGATGCAGAAAACAACAGCGCACAGGCTATCGCCAATGGTGAAGTTCACATCCAAGTTGGTGTGGCTCTCCAGTATCCAGCAGAGTTCATCGTCATCGACCTCAGCCAAAAGACGCTGAACTAACCCGAAGGAGAAAGTAGACAATGGCAACAGTAATTAACAATCGGTCAACACTTGTTACCGACCCAATCAGAAACTTCCGTTTCTTGGTTACATTTATTCCACAATCAAGTTCAAATGGAGCACCAACAAGTGATGCAACACGGGCACTTGCAACTGCAACTTTTGGATTTACCTCTGTATCGGGTATGGCGGTTACAACTGACTCTATCCCTTACCGTGAAGGTGGATACAACACGACAGTTCACCAGATTCCTGGTCAAACTTCGTTTACACCAATTACACTACAACGTGGCGTGATTCTTAATACTCATCAGAACTATGACTGGATGCGTAACCTTTTTGCGACTGTCAGTGCTAACGGTACAACCCGTTCTAAGGACCAAAACTTCCGTTGCGATTTGGAAATCCAGGTTCTATCACACCCAATTCCAAAGGCTGGACCAGAAGATGCAACAGCAGCACAGTCTGACCATACAGCAATGCGTTTCCACGTATACAACTGCTGGCCAACATCAGTTGCATACTCTGACCTCAACGCTGGTGATAATGCTTTGTTCGTAGAACAAATGACACTTGTCCACGAAGGCTTTGATGTTAACTGGGCACCAAACCTAACAACAGACGCAACAAACTTCTAATAAAGGACTAACATGACGAATACAATTAGTGCAGCGGCTAATCCCGCATTGGCAAACAATCTCATTAATGAGGCGATGGCTGAAAAGGCAGCGCCAACAGAAGTAAAAATTACTCCTCCTTCAAGTAACGTAGTGACTCTCCCTGGCGGCTTTATCAATGCCGCTGGGGAGGTCATTCGTGAAGCAGAAGTAAGAGAACTTACTGGAGCAGATGAAGAAGCAATTGCTCGTGCTTCAAATATTGGCAAAGCAATCTTGACCATCCTTAGCCGAGGAACAGTCAGGGTTGGAGACCAGAAAGCAGATGACAAGATTCTTGACCAAATGTTATCAGGAGACCGTGATGCTCTTATTCTCGGTATCTTCAAAGCAACTTTTGGCAAAGAGACTGAGATACCTGCCTACTGTGTAGGCTGTGAAGATATAAAGACTATTGGTCTTGACCTCGACACAGACATCAAGACAAAGGTTTTGTTGGACCCAATTAATGACCGAGTCTTTACCGTAGAAGGAAAGAACAAGGTTTACACAGTGCAACTTCCAACTGGTTTTGCACAAAAAGAAATGATTAGTAACTCCGATAAAAGTTCGGCAGAATTAAACACAATCATGCTTGAGCACACAGTCCTCAACATTGATGGCTCTCCAGTACTCAGCAAGTTGCAGGTACAAAACCTTGGTCTTACAGACCGTCGTAAAATCATTGATGAAATCAATGACAGAGTCTCAGGACCGCAGTTTGATGAGATTTCTGTTACCTGCCCAGACTGCGAAAGTGAGGTAAGGGTCCCAATTAATTTTGGAACCTTATTTCGAATCTAAGTCAACACCATACACGCATTTAGTTGCGGAATGGTCATCGTTAACCACATCCTTTAAGGGGTGGACATTAACAGAGATAAAAGAATTATCACCCAGAGAAAGAAAGAACTGGCTAGAAGTAGCCAAGTTTATTAGCCGAAAGGACTGAGCATATGAGCATGGTAGGCAAGATTCAGTCCTTGACTGGTGGAGTTGACAAACTTACAAAGAGTGCCGATGCACTTCTTGCGAAGTTAACTAAGATTAATGAAGTTGCTGGTAAAAGTATTGGCAGCGCTAATCAGGCTATCAACTCCGCTGGTGGCTCTCTTAATCTAACCCAAGGAACTAAAGTTCGTCTTGGTTCAGACAATGCTCGATTCCCATTAGCAGCACAGATGGCTGCTGGTGGAAACACCCTTGCTGGAAGCATGGGCGGATTCTCTTACCTGTCCCGTGGTGCAGCCATGGGCAACGCTGTTCTTGGCGTTGCATCGTCGGTTGTTAATGGTGCTTTTGGTTCAATGCCAGACCTCGGCACCACAATGCAAAACTCTTTGGGGTATTACCAGTCTGCGCTTAAGGCTCCAGGTATTAGCCGAATGGCTTTAGAACGCTCAACTATCTCAGCAATGAAGGGTGGCTTCTCTAGCACTCTTGGTGGTTCTCTTACTGCAAGTACTTTAGCCAATGCTGGGTATGGTCCAGGAAGTGCCAACTTTACACAAGCCGCTGGCGAAGTTGGTCGTGCCTTTAACTACATGGGCATTGACAATCAGGCTGCTGCATCTTCTGTTGCTGCTATGCATCAAGGTGCGATGGGCGCAAATCTTTTTCAATATGGCATTACTACATATAATCCCAATACAGGAAAAGATAAAACCACAGGGCAAATTGCTAGAGAGTTAATGAATGTAATGGGAGCCAAGGGAGCAACCGTTGCTCAAACGCAGGAGTCATTTAAACGTGGTGCTTTAGGAGCAAACCTTAGAACCATGGGCTTTGATGCAACCCAACAATCGATGCTTTACCAAGCAATGATTGATATTTCTGCAGGTCGCAACCCAGACGCAAACACTCCCGCTAAAGGAAATGCCAATACAGCACTAACAGCCGCTGGGCGTATGAATGCTTCTCAAGCAGACCTTATGACTAGTGCTGAAACACGAATGACAAAAGGGTTTGAAAATGCTGCTGATGCTGTTGAGGCTTTTAACAGAGCCTTGATGAGTTCCCCACTCTTTGGAGCAATGGCACAAGCACAGGGTACTGTCGGTGGAATTAAAGGCACAAACGTAAAATCAGCATTAGGTGCTGCAGGAAACATTTTAAAAAGAGTTGCTGGAGTAGGACTAATGGCTGCAGGCGCCCTTACTTCGGTAGAAGGAATTGGAATTCCAATTGCGGCTGCGGGTGCAAGCATGGCACTAGGTGGGGGTTCTAACGGCTTTGGTGCATCGTTTGGCCGTGGTGGTGGACGTGGCGGTTCGGCCCCAGTAAGGGCTGGAGTAAGCGCTGCTTATGGAACTCAAGATACTTCAGGATTATGGGCCTCAACAAATAACACTCATACAGG